ATATGTACAGCAATATGTGACTCGTGGTCTTGATAACTAAAAGCTTTAACAGGCTTCATCATCAGGATGTTTTGATTTTCTGTAACAGGGTCAGCAGGTTTTTGGTCAATTGCCATAGGAATAAGTTTATTGACATTCTTAACCCCTAGTACTTCGATCATCTGACGATGTAAGAGTGGCAAGTTATATAGCTGCGGTGCTTGTTGCGCAAGTTGTAGTACTGCTTGATACTGCACAATCTTTTGTGCCATCGTGCTAGCGTTTGGATCACTAACAGGGATAACATCACAAGTATCATAGTCAGATTGCTTGGCTAAACGACTCCCCTCTTCCGGTTCGTATTCATATTCTTCTGGGGTATAGTCAGCAATAATACCTTTAAGTAGGCGGAACTCTTGGCGCATTGCATAGTGCAAACGTGCTTGGATTGCACTCATTACTTTCAGGGTACGCTCAAGGATAGCTAGCGTAGTACCAACTGGGGCATTACCACCCATATCCGAGACTTGTAAATCACCAGCAGAGATGAAGTTGCGCCCCTCTTGCACAATCTGGTTGAATAGCTGGAACAATGTCTGGCTAGGTTCTTTGTAGGGGAGCAACATAATGTTGTCTTTTACTGTGCCACTAGGTACATCTACGTCTCTAAATTCTCCGGGGCTAATGGGGGTATCGTCGCCTTTGATACGCAGTCCACGTGCTTTAAGTCCACCGGGAAGGTTTGATAATGTTCCTGCATCCACCAACTGCCGAACAATGGACGTAGCACTACGAGCATAACCCCCGATAAGATGAATAAGACCATATCCATAAAACCCAAACCCCGGAACATATTGATAATGAACAAAATGAACTCTCTTAGTTTTAAGTGTATCGTCTTCNTACCANTTACGGCGAATAGCTAAGACCTTNCCNGAAGTCTTTTCAATAGTAATAACGTAGGGGAGGGCGATACCCGTAAGTTCACCATGTTTATCTTCATCTTCAAAACCGGGCAGATCGTAATCGACATGAATTTCTAAAATACGAAACCTATTGTCATTAATAGCTGTGAAGCCTTGCTCTTCTGCTTTACGTTTCTCAATATCATCAAGCACAGCCATAGGCTCACCAAGTTCCACATCTCTATAGAACCCTGCTACCATTAACTTACGCACTTCNTTTTTTGTCTTACGCATGATGTGTGTCATACGTTCCGCAGTATCCAGANTGCTCGCACCATAGGGCACAACAAAATCTTCTGCAGGGATAAACATCGCAACTTGCCGNTCTAAACTAGGATCAAAGTAGACTTTCTTAAANGCTGAACCCGCTAGTGGTAAGTTCCATAANAGCTTCTCATGCTCAGGGCGATACTCAGTCATTTGCTCTGTAAGCTTNTAGTTCATATCTTCTTGAACACGANTACTAGCTTCTCTTTTTTCGCCTGTTTCTTTGCCAATAATTTGTGTCTTAACCGGNCCCATTGCTGGGAATGTTTCCATAATAGCTTCTGACTGNAACCGTACAACGGCCTCTGCTAACATCGGGTGATACACACCGCAAGCACCAGCCCAAGGCTCNGTAGTCTCTTCGTACTTCAAGCCAAGTAACTTAAGACCTTCTACATACGTATCTGCCCAATCTTTACGNGCNGANTGNTCNGCTTCAAATAGGGAGGTAAGCTCACTACCTAATACCATCAATTCTGATTCAGACATTTCTTCAGCAAGGTTATCGCTAAAACTTTCATCCTCATCTACACCAATACTAATATCTAAACCCCCCGCATGAATATTTACTTCCTCTGGGTCTACAATCTCTATCTCGATAGGTTCTTGTGATGCACCCGTAATACCTTGTGGGGCTTGATATACACTTTTTTCCATAGCCATAGTAATTAACCTTTTCGACGAGCTGTATTTGTTTTTGGATTGTATTTAAACTGTGAAGCAGTACCACCTTGGCTTTTCACAGCCCTATCTTTTGCACGTTCTTCTGCAGTCATATCGTTACGCTTAGCACCTGCGGCAGTGAATGTTTTACCGTCTGCTTTCAAATGCCCACGATCTTGTAACGTCTTGATCGCCATATCTCTATTACCCATCTGAGCAGCAAGCCTATCTATTAACTGGCCCTTACCCATAAATTTTTGCGTAGTCATCATTCGCCCTAAATATTTCTTATTACGTTTCTATACGTTACTTTGTTTACTTTGGTGATCGCGCAGGTATTAAGATCAACTGCGGTTATCCTGAATTCTTTTAATGCGTATGCTACTTCATCAAGCGTTGGTGGAACATGTGGTGGTAGCATTGAATCATGCCTAGCTTGCGCCAAAAATGTTTTATTTAACTTACGTACTTTCCACCAAAATTTAACGGTCTTAAACATTGTAGTACCCCGCATTACGCTTAGACTTAAAGTATTTAACCTCTTCTGGCTCATCTGAATCTAGCCGAATAAACCCGCCACGCCTAAACCTAAGAAGGGCTTGTGATGTGGAGTCTACCAAGTCGTCATGTTCGCCTGAGGGAAAGCTAGCTACTTCTTCTACAAGCTCATCAGCCCAATGCGTATTTGGTACCCATACTCTACCACTTGCAAATATATCAGCAACAGCATTTAATCGTGCAATTTTATCGTTGCCTTTACTCGGAGTATATTCCTGTACTGGGATACCCATAGCTCGTAGCTCAAACAATAGTGGTGTACCTGAGGCTTTAGCTTCTACAATGAGTGCATCTGGGTCCCACTGGTCATACTCTTGCTTGGCTCTCTGTTTAAGCTCTGGAAACTCCATGCGTTTCTTAAATGAGTTGAGCAATATAATATTAGCCTGCATAACACCAGTATCATCATCTTGGTAGAACACCCCCCACGTAGTACATGCAGAATAGTCACTACGTTGGGTCTTCAAGAACGCTGTATCCCATGACTGTATGACAAAATCACAGTATGGTGGGTTATCTTCCTCCCATTGTTTCCACCACTCACGCTTAATAATGGCGTTTACATCAGAAGTTGGCTGTTGTTGGTACTGTGCCTGCCATTTACTGCCCGGAAGTTCGTTTCTAAGTGCCTCTAACTGCTCAATAGGCCAGAATTCAGGCCAAAGTGGTCCTCCAGAAGGCAAAATAGCAGGGAATTCGATTACTTTCCACTCCTCGCCACCCCTACTGAGTGCTGCTTTTAGTACTTGGCCTGTTAAGTCTTTCTTAGACCATCGTGTCATAACTATAACAATAGCCCCACCCGGTTGAAGTCGCTGCCGAGGACCTGATGTATACCACTCATAGGTTTTATCGTACACTTCTGGGTTAGTCTGGGCTATGGTTGCTTCTTGTTCTGAGTGAGGGTCGTCAATAATGAGGATATCTGCACCCTTACCCGTAACAGCACCGCCGACACCGATAGCAAAATAGTCTCCGCCGTGGTTAGTCGCCCACCGGCCTGCCGCCTTGGAATCAGATTGCAGTCCAACATTTGGGAATATAGCCTTATACGCATCTGAATCAACGAGGTTTCGGACTTTCCTACCAAAACCGACAGCCAATTCAGCGGTGTGAGCTGTTTCAATGATTTTCTTTTGTGGAAACTTACCCAGAAACCAAGCAGGTAGTAGGTAAGAAGCAAATTCACTCTTAGTGTGGCGTGGAGGCATGTTGATAATAAGGCGTTTACATGTTCCATTAGCCACTTCTTCAAATGCTGCAGCCATACGTGCATGATGTCGTCCCGCTATAAATGAAGGCCAAACCTTCTCTACAAATGGTAAGAATCGTTCTTGTGCTAACTCTTTCTCTTTAAACTCTTGCAGCTTCTCTAGCTCCATTAAGAGTTTGTGTTGTTCTGCGGGGGTAAGTTTAGACAGTATGCTAGGTATGTCCTTAAGACTAACACCGTTAACAATAGCCTTAGCTGGACCCATCATTTAGTGTTGGCCTCTAGGGAATCTATATCATCAACACGCAGCTCTTCGTCTAGGGTATCAGCAAGAGAAGTTACATCAGTTACATCCGCATTGAGCAGTCGCCTAACTCGCTCTCGAATAGCTTCTTCTAGGTCAGTGCTGTTCTTATAGTGGATGATGACTTCGCTTCGTTCTGTAAATAGGCCGACATCTGAGTGCTTGCCTAGTAGCTCAAGGGCTTTAAGCTCGAACCGTGGGTCCCCGCAGTTGGCTAACTCTAGTAGCTTAGCTGTTATGGCAGACCGCACTTCACCTACATCTGTCGCAAGCTGGTTGGCATACTGACGTATAAACTCTTTAGCCGCGAACGCTACTCCTACTTGCTGCAGGGGGATAGTGGCTTTATCTTTTATTGCTTGCTTGACTAGTTGTGTGGCCTGCTCTGCAGCCTCTTGAGACATCTCTATAGACATACCTAGTTCTTCTAGTATATCCATAGTATTAGCAGTCACAGTTAGTTCATCCTGAAAAGTCAGGGGCTTCTCCGCAGTCGTATCATACGGAAGTTTATATTCTGCAGTAGGCTCTATGCTGACGATAGGCTTCTTTCTCTTAGCTGACATACATGCAACCAAAAATGGCGTTAAGGCAGAGTATATATTACTTTTTACGTTTTGCAAGTACTTTCGTAGGGGTTATCTTCGCCGCTTTCATTAAAGTTACCCCCATACGTTCTTCATGATGGTGTATTCGATGGCAGTTAGCGCAAAGTACCTCACACTTTTTAAGCTCCTCTACGACCCTATTATATGCACCGCTACGGGTTAAGTCATTAATTGTCTGGTTATCAGGGTGTATAATTACATGGTGGAAGTCCAGCGTTGCGGGATGATTTTGTCCGCAGATTCTGCAAGAGAGTGTCGTCTTGTATTCTATCCATAGCAACCGATCCTTTTTACGCCGTATCTTGGTCTTCTCCTTTACGGCTTCTTTGTTGGCTTGGTAGTACGCACGGCTATACGCCGACATCTCATCTTTACCCCTAGCAGCCATAGATATCCTTAGGGTTAACCAGCAATATTAACCCTCGCAGTATATCCTAAAAAATATATACCCCCCACCCCCCCTTGCAT